ATAGACACGACTTACCTTATCCCGATCTGGTAGATATTCTCTTACTGGTAGTCCACTTCTCCGCATATCCTGTATTAGCGACTGACCACTTGCCTTCTTCTCTATGATACATACGTCTGGTCTAAATTCCTTAAAGAGTATTTGTGACATTCTACGTAGTTCTGGATATTCAAAGCGACCTTTTATATTTCCAAGTAGTATTAGATTGGATGCGTAGTTTTCCCTACCATCTTCATCCTGATCGTACATGGAGAATATACCCCACGTTTGAATTACACTAAAGTCAGCCGTAGTTCGGGTGGAAAAGGCTGTATCGAATGTCTGTAGTATGAAATCACATGTCGGAGGATCTTCATATTCCCACCATTTTATCCATTTCTTCTTTATTAGTCCACCTTCTTCTGGAGTTGGGTTCTGCATGTACAGAGCATTCCAGTATCTGGCTCCATTGGAGGCTTTAATTTCATTCTCATCTATCTGTAGTATGTGATCTGGTTTCCATTCTGGAAAATAGGAAGATCCGACAGGTAGCTTCAGTAGTTCTGCTGCTTCATCATCCAGCCATGCCGGGATTCGGACTACTTCCCATGGAATAGTTTTATATTCGCTCATTTCCTCCTGTTGTTTCAGGAGCCAGCCGCATAAGTCATCATAGTGGTAACGAGTATTGATTATGAGTATGGCTCCATTGGGCATAATACGGGTACGTAGGCCAGCAGGGTACCATTCCTTTACATATCTACGTCCTGCTTCCGAATAGGAGTCCTCTTCGGACATCACATCGTCAAGAATGGCTATATTAGCCCCTCGTCCTGCAAT